CCACCAGCCGGAATGTAACAGTTAGATAAATAATACTATGAACTTACTTGAAATGTTTAATGATGATATAGAACTAGGTCACCGCACTGAAGAGGAGGACAATACACCTCTTAAACTAAGTGATCTACGTAAAACTAAATTAACATTAACACAATTACATCGTTTACGAATTATGAATGATGTACGCAGACTAGAGAAAGAACAAGATTTAGAAAGAGTAAGAAGTCAATACAAACCGGCGGAAGTTGCACCACCGATGTAGTTATCAATCAGAATCAATCAAAAAACACGCATTTAACTTCAATTTTTCAATAAACCAGTAAATAATATTACAGAGATAATACATTGATGTATATCTCACCTAGACACACATTTTAAGGAGTTCTTTTATGAACAAGTATGAACAGTTAATAGAACATATCATTAATGACGAAACAGATAAAGCTCGCGAATTATTCCACAACATCGTTGTTGAAAAATCACGTGACATTTACGAGTCATTAGTTGACGAGTCAGATTTAGAAGAAGTTGGCGGTAACCCAGTTAAAAGTTTCCGTAACGAAGTTGAACTTGACGAGCAAGGTATCACTGAAGAAGAATTTGACGGCGAAGAAGAATTTGGCGCTGAAGAAGAATTTGACGGCGAAGAAGACGAAGGCGGCGAAAGTGATTTCGACAACGGCGGCGAATTTGACGGTGAAGAACAAGGCGAAGCTGAAATCGAAGATCGCGTAGTTGATCTTGAGTCTGCACTAGACGAACTTAAAGCTGAATTTGATGCTTTAATGTCTGGTGAAGAAAATGAGCCAGAACACGCTGACATGTTCGGTGGTGAAGAAGAAAATGAATTTGACGGCGAAGAAGCTGGCGAATTTGATGGTGAAGAAGAAAACGAATTTGGTGAATCAATTGTACGTGAATACGTAGAAAAAGTTGCTGCACCGAGCAAAACTGAAGGCGGCGAAGTTGGTCGTGGCGGTTCTGTATCAGTAAACAAACAATCTACAGTTGCTAAAAAGAATGATATGGGTGGAACATCATCTAATATCGCTCGTGGCGGTGTAGCAGTTGGCGGTAAATCTGCTCCAAAAGGTCGTTTGATTGGTGATGTACAAAATACAGCTGGTGGTTCAAAGAAACTATCATCAGTAAGTAAACCAGCAGGTGCAGAAGGCCAAACAACTGACGGTAAATTGCCAGTTGCAACTAAAAGCCCGTTAGCACGTTAATTAGGACAAAATCATGGCTTCATACTTAAAAGAAAATTTAACGTTTGATAATGCTAGAATGGAAATTCTAACAGAAGATAGCCATGATGGTAAAAGCAAACATCTATACATGAAAGGTATATTCATTCAAGGCGGCGTTAAAAACCACAATGAAAGAGTATATCCTGTAAGTGAAATTGGTAATGCTGTTGGTTCCATCATGGAACAAATCAAAGGTGGCTACAGTGTATTAGGTGAAGTAGATCACCCAGATGATTTAAAAATTAACTTAGACCGCGTAAGTCACATGATTACAGATATGTGGATGGACGGGCCTAATGGCTTTGGCAAACTAAAAATATTACCTACTCCGATGGGGAAGTTAGTAGAAACGATGTTAGAAAGTGGTGTTAAACTTGGTGTTAGTTCTAGAGGTAGCGGTAACGTTAGCGAAGGTAACGGTCAAGTGAGTGACTTTGAAATAGTCACAGTAGATGTAGTTGCGCAGCCTAGTGCTCCAGCTGCATATCCAACAGCGATTTATGAAGGACTGTTGAATATGCGTGGTGGACATAAAGTGTTCGAGATGGCACGTGATGCCAGCGCAGATCAAAAGGTACAAAAGTATTTGAAAGAGCAAGTTACTCGCTTAATCAGAGATTTAAAATTAAAATAGGAGATCAGTATGTTAAAAGCTATCAAACCTTTGTTAGATAGTGGCATCATTAACGAAGATACTCAAGCAGCTATTACAGAAGCTTGGGAATCACAAATTAATGAAGCTCGTGAAACTGTTCGTGCAGAAATGCGCGAAGAATTCGCAGGCCGCTACGCTCATGACAAAAATGTTATGGTTGAAGCTCTAGACAAAATGGTTACTGAAAGTCTTACTGCCGAACTTAATGAGTTCGCTAGTGAGAAACAAGCTCTTGCAGAAGACCGCGTGAAATTTAAACGTCATATGGTAGAAAGCTCAGGCAAATTTAATAACTTTTTAGTTACTAAATTAGCTGAAGAAATCAACGAACTACGTGCAGACCGTAAACTACAAAACGAAGCAATTGCTAAGTTAGAAAAGTTTGTTATCCGTGCGTTAGCTGAAGAAATCAAAGAGTTCGATGCTGACAAGAAAGCAGTTGTTGAAACTAAAGTTAAACTAGTAGCAGAAGCTAAACAAAAATTAGCTAAACTACAAGAAGCTTTTGTTAAACGCAGTGCGCAACTTGTTAAAGAATCAGTAGCACAAAATCTAGGCACAGAATTGACACAACTAAAAGAAGATATCCAAAGTGCTCGTGAGAACATGTTTGGTCGTCGCTTATTCGAAGCATTTGCTAGCGAATTCAGTGTTACTCATTTAAACGAGAACAAAGAAATTGCTAAATTGCACCAAGCACTTACAGCGAAAGATGCTGTTATTGCAGAAAGCAAAAAAGCAATTGCACAAAAATCAGCATTAGTTGAATCAAAAGACCGTGAAGTACGTATTATGAAAGAAGGTGTTAATCGTAAAGATACACTTAATGGATTACTAAGTACATTAAATAAAGAGAAAGCAAGTGTAATGTCTAGCTTACTCGAAAGTGTGCAAACCGCAAAATTGCAATCTGCATATGATAAGTATCTACCAGCAGTTTTAAACAATGCTCAACCACAAGTAAAGGCTGTAAAGTCTGTACTAGCTGAGAGTCGTGTAGAAGTAACTGGTGATAAATCTGCTAAAACAGCCGTTCAAACCAATGACAACGTCGTTGAGATCAAACGTTTAGCAGGGCTAAAGTAATATAACTTAAAAAAGGAAAATAAAGAAATGACAACCCAACTATTAGAAGGCCGTTGGAACGAAACTAAGGATGCCCTGTTAGAAGGTCTACAAGGTTCAAAACGTTCTACTATGGCTGTAATCTTAGAAAACACACGTAAGCACTTGGTTGAGAATGCAACAGGCGGAGCAACAGCAGTAGGTAACGTTGCAACATTAAATCGCGTAATTCTTCCAGTAATCAGACGTGTAATGCCAACAGTTATTGCAAATGAAATCGTTGGTGTACAACCAATGACAGGTCCAGTTGCACAAATCCATACTTTACGTGTACGTTACGCTGATAGCGTTAGTGCAGGTTCAAGTGGTGGTGATGCAGCAACAGCTGGTGATGAAGCGTTAAGCCCATTCCGCATTGCAACAACATACTCAGGTGCACAAACTGGTAAAGCTAGTTCAACAGCTTCATTAGAAGGTACTCCTGGTAACCGTATCAATGTACAAATCTTAAAACAAGTTGTTGAAGCTAAGACACGTAAATTGTCTGCTCGTTGGACATTTGAAGCTGCGCAAGATGCACAATCTATGCACGGTTTAGATGTTGAAGCTGAAATTATGGCTGCACTTGCTCAAGAAATTACTGTTGAGATCGATCAAGAAGTTCTAGGTTCATTAGCAGCTTTAGCTTCTACTGCAACTGATAACTACAACCAAGCTACTGTTTCTGGTACTGCTACATTCGTTGGTGACGAACACGCTGCTTTAGCTGTTTTAATTAACCGTTCTGCTAACAAAATTGCACAACGTACACGTCGTGGCGCAGGTAACTGGGCAGTTGTAAGTCCATCAGCTTTAACAGTGTTACAATCTGCAACTACTTCAGCTTTTGCTCGTAGTACAGAAGGTACATTTGAAGCTCCAACAAACAATAAATTTGTTGGTACATTAAACAACGCTATGAAGATCTATGTAAACAGCTATGCTGCTACTGGTACTTCAGTGTTATTAGGTTATAAAGGTTCTAGCGAAGCTGATGCAGCTGCGTTTTACTGCCCTTATATTCCTTTAATGAGTTCTGGTGTTGTGTTAGATCCTAGCACATTTGAACCAGTAGTTGGCTTTATGACACGTTACGGTTATGCTGAGCTCACTAACACCGCGAGTTCGTTA